GACATCCCTGCCCGTATTGTTCCGTGCGGCTTCAAACCCACTGGCGGTGACACCAAAGCCCGTATTGTTCCGTGCGGCTTCAAACCCAACCACTGTATGACCGCCGATAGGGTTGCCTGCGCCATCATCACCCGGCGCTTGCGCGCGAATGCCCAAAGCAACACTTTCATCTCCGGCATTGGCTCTGTCCTGACCACTCCCATAATGAATAGTGTCTGTCGCCTCGCCCCCAGTGACGGTGATGCTCTTATCTGTCGTCACTGAACCAGCGTCAAGAGCGTTCGTCACGGTGGCACTGTCTGTTGTCACCGAACCAGCGGTCACACCATTGGTGACACTGGCACTGTCTGTCGCCAGCGAACCAGCGTCAAGAGCGTTCGTCACAGTGGCAGTGTCTGTCGTCACTGAACCAGCGGTCACACCATTGGTGACTGTAGCGTCGTCTGTGTTTACCGAACCAGCGTCAAGAGCGTTCGTCACAGTGGCGATGCCTGTCGTCACTGAACCAGCGTCAAGAGCGTTCGTCACGGTGGCGTCGTCTGTATCTATTGCACCAGCATTGGTGATATTGTTTGTCTGAATGTCAATATCATTGTTCGGCACATCAATTTTCAACACACCCGCATCTTCGTCAAATTCCACATCCGGTCCACCCTCTGGACCAAGCGTTATCCGTGATGGCATACGCAGTATTTAGACGCTACTCACAAAGACATTTGTGCTTAACACGCTGCGCAAGGAATCACTCACCGCGTGATAGGGAAGGTTTCAGCTTGCTCATTCGGAAAGGTGCGGGGAAAGCCAACGTCGGGAATCGTGCCAACGTCAAGCTCACCCTGCACGCGCAAATCATCAATGACAGTCACCTCTTCGGCTTCCAGTGTCTCACCTGACTCAACGAATAACTCACCCTTGACAATCATCGCACATACGCAGAGCCACTGGTTGTGTTGCTCACACCAGAGTCGTCAACAAACTCCACCTCAAGGTGTGGTGAGACAATCCGCGTGTCAGCAACCAACGTGTTGCCTGCGCTTGTGGACAAGTCGGCATTCTCACCGTCAGTTATCCGGCCAATCTCGGTTGTCGCATCCGATGTTGCATAAAACACAAGCTCAACCGACACATCCCCGGTTGGGTCAGCAAACACTGTCACGGTTTGGCCACGCTCTGGCACGCCATCCACGAACGACAGTGTGGTTGTGGCTGCATTTAGGTCATCGCCAACGAATGAGTCAAAGCCAAATTCGTTTAACTGCTCAAGATAGGAATTTGAATACGTGTATGGCATATGCTCAAATTGCAGCCAAGATTGTAAAGAGATTTGCCCTATGATGCAAGTCGCTCGGTGGCAACCTCAACGACATAGATAAAGTGGTCAGTCATACGGGCAATCTGTTGCGCGCGGTTGTCAGTTATATCGGTTGGCTCAATCCGGTGATGGTTGATAGTGTCAAAGTTATCTGACTGCAAGCCACGCAGGATACCAGTCACGTCCTCTGCAATGTCAAGTGCATTTTGTTGTGTCAGTGATGTACACATAATCTGCAACTGTCCCTCTTCTTGCTGTGTGTCCTCTGCACCTGGTGTCACGCCAAAGCGTGTCAGTGTTGTGCCACCCAACGATACGACATAGACAGCATCGTCAGCTTCGTTCTCACGGCCACGCACAGTGGTTTCATCATAGCGAAAGACAACCGGCTTGGAGTTCGTAAAGTCAGTGTCTGTCTTGGCATCAAGCACGGCAACCACAGTGTTGACTGGGTCACGACTGCTTGAGAAACTCCCAACGTCAAGTTCTCCTTGCACGCGCAAGTCACCAACCACATTAAACTCCACACCCTGCAACGTCGTGCCAGGTTCAACGAATACCTCACCCTCAATAATCATGCTGTGATATCCTCCATCGCCATATCGCTTGGCGCGTTATGCAGTTCTTCGGCATGCGTTCGTAATACCCGCGCAGTGGCAAAGCGTTCACCACAGGTCCCACAGCATAGGCTGGTGTCTGCATTGCGTGTGCTGTCCTGTGTGTCCTGTGACTGGATGCGCAATGCCTGGAGTTCTGCGTGAATGCCCAGCAAAATGGCTTTCACACTTGTGTCCTCTAACTGCTGCTCATATTCGTCAGTCTGAAATTTCATCGTCAATATATTCTGCTGGGTCATGTTTCCGATACCAGTCTGCTTGTGCATCTGCACCTGGTATCAAGAAGGGTTGTGGTGTGATTCCCTCTTGTGCAATTTTCCACTGGACATAATACGCTAATCCAGTATCGCCACCAACACGCCGTGCCCATTCTTTGAGCGGTTGTATAGGCGGCCAATATGGGTCTGTGCCAAACTCCATAGGTAGCGCATGGGGTTGGCTACCAACACCCCACACAACCTCCTGTCCACGCACCTCTGGAACAAACTGTGCCAGTGACATACGCAAGTTACCACGGTCCTCTGGCACCCGCTCCATACTGACGTTTTGTCCAAACTGCGCGCCATCAATCATAAACTCTCTCAACCCGTCTGTAAAGCTTGGCCCAATCCCGTCAATCAAGCTAAAATCTATCTCTGCGTCTATCATCGTGAGCGCACCACGCCTATCCCCATGCGGTCACGAAGGTATAAATCTTGGAATAGTCGGCCAAACCGGGTTTCTGTCAAGGCATTCAAGGTATCACCAGAGACAGTATTGTATGAGACATTCCCACCTTCACCACTTTCACTCTGCGCTTCGCCACCTTCGGCAAGCTCCCACAAATGCGCAGTCAACAACTCTGTTGCATGGTCTTTGTTGCCAATGAGTGTTGGCAGTGTTGCCACACGGTCACCAAACTGATTTGCAATCAAATCCTCTGCTGTCTCTAACAGTGTGGACTTGACGTTGCTATCAAGCTGTTGCCACCCTTTAGCAGCATAATCCTCCACGTCGCTGACTGTGACGGCCATACGCTATGTTGTCTCTGCGGTATTATCAAATGCCGCACTCAGGTCAATGTCACTGCGTGGAGGCTCCGAATCAGTGATGATTGCAACCATGCGCTGTATCTCGTCACTGGTGTGATTACCAGATAGCCAAAATGCAATCTCCATGCCTGCACTTTGCCCGTTCACATCCTCTGTGGGATGTGCTGCTGCAATCCCTTGCAACACCCATGCATCAGTGTCATTACTTAACGCTATGGCTGACACGCTGTCTGACTCTGGAATGATTGACGGAAATATGCGGTAATCAGCCATCGTGAATGATTTACAATCGCTGCTGTAAATCCCTATCGGTCATCTCACTCACGGATTGACTCAAAGGTGCGCACATCAACATCTGGCTTGGCACCACCTTCACTTTCAATACGGGTGTCAGTGACATAACTTGACTCTTTGTTGCCAATCCGCGGCTGAATTGTCTCAAGGTCATACTTTTCTATGTCAATATCACCAAACTCTTTGTCAATCACATAAGTATCAAACGTTGCCTCTGCCCTAACCTGATGATACTCCTCTGTCAGAACCTTAGAGCGGTCACCATAGCTAAACATCATTCTTGGAGTTCCTCATAGGCGCGCCGAACGTATTTGGTTGCATACTGTGGATAGCCTGCTTCGACATAATCATATGCATAATCAATGCACTCAACCACCTCTGCCTGTGTGTCAGTGGGTTCTACATCTGCATAAATGGCTTCAATCTTGTCAGCCGTTGACTCACCAACACCTGTTATCTCCAAGAGTTGCTCACGCTTGCTCATACACACTGCTATGGTTGTCACTGACTTATTCGTTTGTCCTCTAAAGAAGGGTGACTGTCTGACTGTTTAGAAGTTCAGCTTGGCCGCAGAATCAGGCTGATGATATTGCACATCAAACTCTATTCTGGCGTTGATGGCCTCAAGGTCACGGATTGGGTCATCATATTCTTTCATCTCAATATCCCGGTACAAGTAGATTGCGATATTGTCACGGTCATAGACAACCGCGCCAGTGTCACCAGCCGTGTCAAAGTTCCACGTTTCTGCACTTGCTGGGTCAAGCATGCCGTTGCTTGCACGGTATCCATCAATGCCAAGCAGTGGGAATGCCACACGGTTGCGAATACCCTCATCGTCACCAAACTCATTGGCACGTGGGATAATCGAGTTGTTCTCTGCGGTGTCAAACAAGGTCTTGGTAAACTTCGGGTGCTGGACAACGCTGTCTGGCATGAAGTCTGCAAGCTCAACTGACTCAATGCCAGCGTTAATGCTTGCAGTCCCACGGTTATCCTCCGCGCTTGTGTCAACGTCGTTGCCGGCATCCTCAACAAGCGTGGTGATAAACGCGCGGTTGACTGCGTTCTCACACTGTCGGCCAAGATATTCCATGTTCTGCGCAATCACGTCAACAAGGCTCTGGTTAAGCAACTCTTCTGTGGCTGCCATCCCAACACCATGCTTCGTGGTGTTCCATTCCACCGTATCATATTCGCCAGCGTCATCAGTGATTGCACCACCTTCGGCAACCTTTGGGGCAAACTCAAAGTCTGCACCACGTGGGTGGTCACCACGCTGTCGGTCAACGTTAATCACGGTGGCTGCATCACGCGCTATCTTGGCCTTGCGCGCGCCTTCTATAACTGTCTCAATAATCTCCTCACGAAACAGTGTGTCAAGGTTCGCAATACTGTCCTCAAACGCCAGTGCCCGCTTGATGGCGCGGTCAGAATGCACTTTCTTGGTTTCAAATGGTCCATCTGAGCTAAATGCCCCTTTCTCCATCACACCAGAAAGCTCACGGAAAGCAGCGCTGTCCTCGTCAAATGCATACTGCTTATCAGGCTGCTGTCCAGGTGATTCCTTGCGGTCAATCCCCAGCTTGCGATATTCACTATCGTTGACCGGCCATGCACGGCCAACATCCTGTTCACTCAGTCCGCTTGGCACACGCGGGTGTGCAAGCATCAGACCGGCCAATCGCCAGTTACTATCTCCCTTTGCGAGTTTTGCAATCTCGCGTCGTGCTTCTATTTTAGACATTTACACTCTCCCTCCAGTAAGAACTGTGGCAACGAATCTGTCACCTTGCGCACCTGCGGCTTCATGCGCAACACCAACCGAGTTATCACTCCCTGTGCCACTGCCAACCTCACCCTCTTCACCCGTTGCGCCAAGTGAGGTAACTTGCTCACCAGCAGCCACTGCAGCACCTGCAGTCAATCGCACCCGCGCACCATCACCAAGCACCATGACGGTGTCACCAGCAGCAACAGATTGTGCTGAAACACCAATCACTTGCTCACCATCTGTGTCACTGGGTGCTACACTGTTATCACTGCTAATCTTGACGACTTGTCCGGCAAGAACGTCCTCATCAGCAGTAAATGAATATGCAGTCCCTTCAGGAGGACGCATTAATTCCACGTCGTTGAGTAATTCGCTGAAAGCCATGCTTCTACGTGGGTCTTGACGGCATGTCGTAAAAGGGGTTTGCCCTTACGTGCCTATTCAGTATGGATTTGGGTCACGGACAAATGAGATATTGTCGCTATCAGTGTTGTCTGCATCAACCGTTGCATCACCACTCATGGTTTTGCGTGTGCTGCGGTCAGGTTTGTCCTCAAGCGCAGACAGCCGTTTGTCAATATGCTCTGTTGAAGCCTCAAGCTCTTGCACAATCTCAGCGTCAGGCAACTCGCTGAGTTGTTCACTGGCTGCATGCTCCATTTGCGTCACCTCTTCTTCAAGGGTTTGCATGCGCTGTTTGAGAGCCTGCATTTCCTCCATCACATCCATATCCTCCTCCTCCTCCTCGTCCATGCCTTCTTGCATGGCTGCGTCCTCGTCCTCCTCGTCGTCCTCGTCCTCGTCCTCCTGCATGCCATACGAGGCATTTTGCATTTCCTCTTCACTGCCAGGCATATCGTCCTCCGTCAGTTCACCCATAAGCTCATCGTGCAGGCTTTGAGCCATGTCCATAATCTCATCATCTGACATGCCCGTTGTATCAATACCTGCAGCCTCCATTGCGCTCCTCAAGTCCTCTGGGTCAGCCATAAGCAATCTTTCACTCTCGTGGGTGTAAAGGGTTCGTGCTTCACTCAAGGCAACACCTCTTTGTGCAGTCTGTCTGGCAAAGGCAGTTGGCTTTGACGCTGGGTTTGCAACCAACCCAAGCCCAGAAATGTTACCCTTCGTCAACTCTTTCATGTCACGAACTTCGTTATAGACAATCTGCTGACCCTCTGCCTGAATCTCTACTGATGGTCCTCCAAACCCTTTGGCACCATTTGTCTCAAGGGTTTGCTTGAGATTCTCATCTGCATATGCTCCAGCGCTATTGCTTGTGTCAATCTTCAAGTCAGCAAATAGCTCACCATCGTCAGCCTTGGCATTCAGCAGCGTACCCACGTCTGACACCTCATTGTCGGTGTCATGCATAATGTTGATTGAATTATTTTCAATCACCTCAAGGTTCTGCAACCCGCGCGGGGAATACCAAATCGTCTCACCACTGCCTGAATCTGTCCAGGTGCCAGACTGCAAAATCTTGACGTTCTTGTAGACAACTTCTGTGTCAGATAACTTTTCACGCTCTATTGGCTTGGTGGAAAACTCTGCCAAGGCAAATTGCGCGCCATTGCTCAGGCTTGGCCCAATCTGTCCAGTGTCCTCTGTCGGAATCTCACGGCATTCACCAGCAATTTCAACTTGCCCAGCCGGACAGGAATCTGACTGTGTCCGCATGTCTGGCACATCGTCATCTGGCACACAGTTTGGCACAGTCCTGCCGTTTTGCTCTTTTGTGCCAACCATTGTATACCCGTCCCAACATGGGTCCTCCTGCAGCATTGCATCATCAACGGTGTCTGACTGCTTGATAGCATCAATCTCGCTATCTGATAATGCTTGCGCGCCTTCTACAGTCCGCTTGATAGACGCACAATATGCCTCTGGGTCATCCTTGTCACCGTTGTCAAGCACACACGCATCAAAGTCCTCGTAATCAGCAAAGGGCATAGTATCAGATTAGCTGCCAAATAGAAGTGTGTTGTGCCTTCTTAGACACATCACCACAATAGGTAGCACACACACTACGTCAAATTGCGGGTGTCTATCGGAAAGACCGACGTGATGCCATCGTCACTCACACCAAAGCAGGTTGCCAAATCACGGTATCGGGTGGACAATCTGCCACTGATTTGCTCAATAAACTCACTGGGTGGCTTCGGGGATGCACTGCAGATTATCGGTGGTCCATCCCACGGGATACGTCCACTGATATGATAATGACCCATGCAGGCAACATCAAAGTCATGCTCAAGCAATGTCTTGACCCATTCCTTTTCCCGCGCGCTTGTCTCTGCTTGTGGTCTGCGGTGTTGGCCATGTCGCAAATGCCCGCGCAACTTGCCGTCACGCATCCAGAAATTCTTGTATGGCCGTGCTTGGCCAATCTGCATGCTGACATTTTCAAGCACACCATAGCCTTGCAACTGTGAGATAACATTGCGGATTGACTTATAGAGGATTAAATCTGCGTTGGCTTGTTTGGACGTGCCATTGGCGCGGTGATTGCCATGATTGCCGACTTGACAGACAACATTGACAGTGGCAAATGCGTTTGCATAGCTCTTGAGTGATGCAATCAATGGGTCAATCAATGTGTCATGCTGCTCATCAAGCCATGCATCCAAGTCCTCAAACTGCCCGGCATAAATACCTTCATTCGTGATAAAGTCACCACCCCAAAGGATATGCGCAGTATCATAATCGCTACCATGTTTTTCTGAGAGTGTCAAAGACTGCTCTGTGATATACTCAATAACGCTGGGTATCTGCGCTGTTGAATATTGCAAATTGCCGTCCTCGTCACGAACCTCATCACCTGCATGCAGGTCAGTCAGGTGCGTCACCCAATCCTCTGTGCCAGTGTCTGCTGTTGGCAGCGCTGTGGGTGCATCAAGCGTCTTGAATGCGCGCACCAAGCTGTTATGACGCATTTGCCACCACTTATTAGCAATGCGGGTGCGCGTGCCTGTGTGTTCACTTGACCGCAAGGGTTCATCACCCTCAATACCAATGGTGTTGGTTGAGGAATCAACATAGACGTGCCATCCTTGCTGCTTAATATTGCGCAAATGTGCAGCAATCACTGACTCACGCGCATCAAGCTCTTCGCTTAACTCATCAACAGAACTCCCTTGCTGCAATTGGCCAACAATAAACCGCTCACGTTTAGTAAGCTCTGTTGGGTCTGGTTCAGCATCTGAGTCAACTTCTGTCTCAGTGACTGCCTCCATATCGGGTGTGATTGTGCCATGCGCTAATCCTTCTGGTGTGTGTTCCACATGCCATGTGCCATCACGTTTCTCTATCTCAAATCCCTTTTTGCGCAAGCGTGAGCGGACTGTGCTGGTTCCACCCTTTGTGATTCCAAGCGCTGTGCTAATCTCGCCAGTCGTCCCTGGATGTGCAGCCAAAAACTCGCGCTCACGTTCTGTTGGAGGCTCTGCCATTGCCGACACTTGGCAGTCAATGGCTAAATTAACATGGCCTTGCTCGTCCAATCAAGAGCGTTGCTGTGGATTGCACATCACTGCAGGTTTGCTACCAAGCATGTGTCAATACCGAAAGTTGCCGTTGCTATGCTCTTCACAATACAGAAATGGCGAATCACTATCCTGCAAACATGTTGGATGGTTGCACTGCGGTGGTCGCAATTCCCAATGACTCTTATCGTCAGTCATACGTCACGCACATAGGTTTTCCGACAATTAATGTGTGGTGTGAACTTGCGCGCATCCGTGTCTATGTCTGGGTCTTTCTTCGCAGCCTCTTGCACTAACTCTTTGAGTTTGTCTAATGACCGTGGAATACCGCCATGATTGGGGTTAGTCCCACTGAACGAACCACCAATCTTGTCGGCTTCGTCGCTCCCACCGATTAGCCACATACAGGCATCAGTGGTGCGGTCATCTAAGGAACCCACCCAATAGAACTTTTCGTTTTCAACCATGCCGGTTTCTTGGTATCCCTCTTCCCTGGCTTCGTTGATTAACGCTTGTGACTCTGTGCGTGCAATGCTTTCTGCATCACTGCGTGACAACCCTGCCTCTAAATCCTGCAACCTGCCTGCTATCATGTCGGTTGTCCAGCCGTCTTGCATGAGTTGCTCCTCAAAAAACAACCGCAACTGCATGAGTTGCTCACCGTCTATTGTCGCAAAGTCAGAAAAGAATGCGTCTGACATGATTGCGTCACGAATGCGCTCTTTGACAAAGGATGGCATTTCTGACTCAACTATCTCTGTGAGTGTCCGACTGCCTGCACCATGTGCAATTCCATGCTGCAACTCAAACATATCATGCTCCCAGCCAAGCCATTTGTCTGTGTCCTCATCAGCAAGCGATAATGTGCAGTGATGATTGCCATGCAATGGAGAACCATCAGCCATTGCAATTGGCTCAACGTCCTCGTCAGGAACTCGTGAGGCGAACAACTCTGGACCATTCAGTCTGTCGGCAAACCACCGCTCACGCTCCTGCTTCCATGTTTCCTCATCATACAACTCAAACAATGACGTGTCTGAAACCACGCCATCCACAACCCGTGCAGTCTGGTTGTATTCATTCTCATCCTGGTCATATTCGCTGATTACAAGTGCCATTATTGCTCACCTGGTTCTGATTCTTCAAACGCTAATGCAGTGTCAACCACATCTGATAGATAGACTCTGTGGTCAGTCGGTAAATTATCTGGTGCTTCTATCTCACCCGACGCATAGGCTTTGGCTTTCTCAAACACTCGCTCTTGAATCTCGTCCTCAAACCCACCCGGTCCTAAAGTAATAGGATTTTTTGGTTTTCCGTTTCTATACCTGAAATTCCCACTGTCATGGTCAATGATTTTGACTTCATCATTTGCGTCAACTATCATATTCGCACCATGCAAGTCATTATTGCCTGCGAAATAACCTGCAGAAATAGTTTCAATGAATGACTCTTCCATTTCTGGTGTCATATTTATGGCTCTGGCATTTCTAAATGTTTGACCGCTAATTCCTTGTTTAACAACATGCTCCTTGCCCAGTGAGTCTGTAGCGATGGCAGTCTCACAAGTCCCTCCACCGAACGCTTCAACAACACGCGGCCCATGAATGTTGTTTTGCCGTGCCTCAAATGACCCACTGACAACACCTGTGCTTATGTCGTTATATGCCTCAACCTCTGTTGCAAAGTCGCGTGTGCCATCCTCATACTCAAGGATGCGCATACGGTCACCAGTCGTGTTGCCACCGACTATGCCTGCCTCTCTTGCATTCTTTGACATTGAGGCATGGTTAAATGCATTTGACAAGCGGTCATCAACAGACATGTCCTGCAACTCTGTTGTTGGGGTTGGAACTCCTATCTTTCGGTCAACATCTCTGATATTGTCCAACCCGACAGAAATCGTGTTACCATCTGGTGTGGTGATAGTCACCTCACGGTCATTTATTTCTTCAATTCGACCAGAAACAACCTCCAAGCTATTATTATCAAATACCTTAATTCCATCTGTTGGGCCTAAGTTCTCATCGACAGGTCCTGGCAACCCAAGGTCCTCACCAACTTCAGCAGCCAACTCACCACGTGGTGCTGGTTCAAACTGCAGCTTGTCCTGTGGAATGATGCCGTAAATCTCATTTAATGGAACTTCCAGCGGTCCATCTGAGGTAATCATGCGCGCAGTGTCCTCGTCCTCCAAACCTGCGAACACACCAAACTTATACTCATATCGTCCATCAACCAATCGCTCATGACCAAGCACTGCACCCTCATCTGGCAAATCATCGTCCTCAAAAACCTCTTGCTCGCTCATCAAAGCTCCAGCAGCTCTTTCTAACTGGGCAATATCACGGTTATCTATCTCACCGTCAACATACGCTTGCACCAGCCGTTCATCCAGTGGTGCCTCAACCTCGTCAGGCTGTGTCACACCATCACCATCCCCGTCCTCACCATCTTCGTCCTCACTAACCGGGATATAATAGAGTCCTCCACGGTCACCCTTAACGACGTTGGCACCTTCAGGTGCTTCTGACGGGTCTTGAATGCTCACAGCGTTGTCTGGCACAGCCAAGTCACGAAGTTGGGCTAAGGCTGCGTTTTCGCGGGCTTCTTCTTCCATACCGTCCTGTGCTAACCGCAGTTGGTCAATATGTGTCATTCGACTAACAACGCGCTGTGCAATCCGACTTGGCAGTTCTTCCACTTTATCAAAGTCAGTCATTTTGCCACCTCTGGACCACCGTATTGCTCATATAACTCTAACACTTCATCTGAAAAATCAACACCTCGTTCAAGTTGTGCCGAGCCAACTTCTGCAACAAACTCTGTTGCATTTGTTGCTGCATACGTACTCACCTCTTCTTCTATCAGTTGGCTTGTCTCATCATCAAACTCCACTGCCCGCAATTCATCTAAACCTAACTCTTCACTTGATAGGACATTCTTTGTGTGTTTTGCGTGCATCATTTCGTGGTAAATACTACCCTCTGGTGTTTCAGTAGCTAAGAAACCTGCATCAAACTCTTGTTGACGTGTTTCCCTATCCACTTCATCCGGGTTCACATACAAACTTCGCTGTCCTGTGTGGTATGCAGCCCCTGCTGCACTCCCTACATCATCCTGTGGGGTGTCAGTGATAGTAAACAAATCTGCATTATCTATCCCTACAAGGGAATCAAATTCATTAAGCCCATTTATCATTACATCAACCTGATTCTCTGCCATTGAGCTGACACCGACTGAAACATTCTCTGGTAGGTTCGTTTCATCCAAAACACGTTGGGTTTTGGCATCCGTTTCATTCTCAATTTCTTCACTCTCTAACCCTTCCCGGGTGGTTAGCAGTTCCTCACCATCCTCTGTCTCATACAGAACACAATCTGTGTTTTCGTCATATGCCACCACTGTAGCAGGGTTTCCACTTGGCGATAACACATCATCGCCAGCCGATAGCACTGCATCATCATCACCATCTACATCAGGTCCTTCGTCTGGTTCAACATCTGCACCAGGAACCTCAAAGTCGTCCAGCATATCATCATAAATAAGATATTCCTCACCAGTCTCTTCTTCTGTGAACCCCACCAACGTCCCTATTTCATCTTTCTCAGTTCCAACTATCGTTATCTCATCCCCACCCTTCAATACCTTGTCTCCGGCGCGCACCTTGTCCACATCAATGGTGCCATCTGGGTTTGACCGCTCTGTAATGTCCTCTGTGTCTGTTGCTTCTTCACCTTGCGGGATATAATACAGTCCATCACGGTCACCACGAACAATGTTGGCACCTTCAGGTGCCTCTGCTGGGTCTTGAATGCTCACCGCGTTGTCTGGCACAGCCAAGTCACGAAGCTTGGCCAAGGCTGCATTTTCGCGCGCTGTGTCAAACTCCTCAACCTTACCCTCTGCCCAGCGTTGCCCTGGGTCACCACCCCACGCTTTCCACATCATCCGACCACAATCTGCCTTGGGTTCATCTGGGGATGGCTCATCATGCCGAGCAAAAAAGCTCTTCATCCTGTTGATTGTGTCCTCACTCAAGTTCTCACCATTGACAATCTGATTGGCGCGCTCCCACCCAACCTGCGTGCCACAATCATTCGGGTTGCCTGTCTCTTCTTTCCAGTCAAGCGCGTTCTGTGCTTGGGTTTGCATCCCTGCTGTTGGGCTTGTGTCAACGTCGCTAACTGCTAACACCCGCCCATCGCTAAAAAGTTGGTCTATGCCTCCACCCATGTCCTCTTCAGGTTGCTCCTGCTGTGCAGCTTGCCCAGGTGATTCATATGACTCTCCGAGTTCCTCATCCTCAACCTCTGACAGTCCCAGACGCTCGCGAACTTCGTTGACTGTCATGTAGTCACCGACTGACTGCACTAGTGACGCTTTCTCAGTCTGGTCCTCCAAGAATGGCTCAAACACCACCTTCATGTGCATGGTGTGGTCAAAGGGTGCGTAATCCCGAACAATCGGCTTGAGAAACTGCTCAATGAATTGTTCACTAAAGCGCCGTCTGTCTGCCTGATTCTGCAGTGACAGCAAGTCTTTGCGCAACTCTGCTGGCATCCCCGAGCCAAGGCCATCACTGCCTTCGTTCAGGAGTTCCACCGGAATGCCAAGACTGGTTGCAAGCATGCGCATATCTCGCTCTTGGATTTTCCCAAAGTCAACAGTGGCAGGTTCTTTCAGGTCAATATCCACATCTGGTCCAGTAACCTGCGTTTCACCCGGTCCAATCTTGGCAAGTCTATTACGAACTCGTCGCAACTCGGTATCGTTTAGTTGCGTAGCTCCTTCACGTCCTGCCCGCGCATGCACAAACGGATAGCCTATGCGCTCAGTGGCTTGGCGCATGGCTTGCTGATTTGACCGGAATGTCTCAATCTCTTCTTCTGACCGCAAGGCTTCACTTATCCCGGTCTTGTCTCTACCAGAGCTTTTGTTAAGCACAATCATGCCTATCTCATCTGGCTCAAACTGTGGTACGTCTCCATAGCTGCCGTCTAAATGTTGCTCCCAATACAGGATATCGCCATATTCGTCAGTGACAGGCAGCATGGTCCAGGGTTCAATCATCTCAATATGTGAGAAATTGCCTGTCTGTGTCTCAACAATTTCACCC